TTACTTTGACCCGGCAATTTTGGGTTGATCGGGCCACGCGGGTTCGTGCTTGGTGAGGTCGACGTTCTTGACCGCGCGCGTGTATGCAACCCATGCGCGGGCCTGGGTTGTCTCTTCGGCGGTCGCCTCGCCGAGCGTAATCGCAGTTTGCAACGGAGTCAGAGCCACGCTCGCACGCTCCAACAACCGATCACGCACCGCCGTATTCCCCGCGACGATCTGCTCGACGGTGGGTGGCGGCGGGTCAAGCAACACGGGCACCCCTTCATCGTCCACGGCCATGCGCTTACCTTGTGCCTGGCCATCGAGGAGCATTTTCCATTGCTCATCCGTGATTTCGGTACAGGCCACGTCCTCCGGCGCGGGGCTGTCCACACTGTCATAGAACGCCGTAATGAACTTGTTTGAATCGCACGCTGCAAGTTTTTGAGCCATTTTTCCCCCGATTTCAGAATCCGACCGCGAAGTAGTTGCCGCCGACGCCGCTCGACATGGCAGAGTTGTTTTGACAGCTCAGTGCCGCGCCAGTCTTGGACGCGGAATAGGTCTGCACTGTGAAGTTGCCAACCGACCCGCCGCCGATCGTCGGTGAGACGCCAAGACACGCGTTCGGGAAAGCGAGCGGAAACGTGACCGTTGCGTTGGGGTTGCCCGTGCCAGACGACATGAAACCACCCCATTGAAGCATGAACCCGTTGGGAAACTTCTGAACCCCTGGTATCGCGAGCACACCGGCGAACAGGTTGTCTGCCTTAAGAGCCGACGAACCCATCAGAATCTGCCAAATGCCACCATTTCGAACGATCAGCGCGGGCGCTGGTGAGGCCGGTGTCGGCCCCGTGATGTAGGAACTTCCCACCGGTGTACCGCTTGCGTTGTAGAGCACGTCGTTTCCCTGCGTCACGATCATCCCCGCCGCAGCAATAAAGAACGCTGCGCCCTCCGGGACGGTCGAGACGAGAGGAAGCGCGACCCATGGAGCATTGACGCTGTACACGACCGATCCAGCTTGCGCAGCTGTCAGGGTGAGTCCGGTTCCTGCATTCACAGCCCCCGAGAAGTTACCCAGGCTGCGCTGTACGAACGCCGTTGTCGACAGTTTCGTAGTGGCATCGAACTGCGCGGGCGATTCCGCAAGCGAAGTGCCGGTCGCGTAGTTCAGAGAGTTAGATCCGCCAACGACATCGATTTCCGTTGTGCCCCGCCACATCAGGACAGCGTTTTCGCCCTTATTGAGCGTGATGGTCTTGTTCGTCGCGCTCGACCCGGTATAGATGAAATCGTCCTTTCCGGACGCGCTGAGCTTGACAGTCCCTTCGCCGTAGTTGAAGAAGCGTGTTGCCGTGCCGGCAGGCATCGAATTCGCAATCGGAAGTTGCAGCGTTCCTGCATTAGCGCCGTACCAATCGACACATGCGCCCGCGACTTCCGTAGTCAGCGCGGTGTTGGTGTTGTACATGAGCGCCCGCGAGAAATTGCCCATCGCGAGCCTGACGCTATCGTTAGTCGCAAACTTGCGAAGCAGCGCATCGCGCAAGCGCGTGTACGACGCTTCGTCGTCTGGATTGAACGCGCGGCCCTCGACCCCCGCGAGCTTCAACACTTCCATCATGCTCCAGATCACCATGTTGGCGTCGTTGCCCGACCACGCAGTCGGAACTGCGATGCTATCGCTGTGCATCCGATGCCCTGTAGCGCCGTGCAATACGTTGTCGATACTGGTTGTGTAGTCCATTCAGGGTCTCTTCAAAGGTAAATCACGTTGATCTGAAAGCGTGCCGGGGCAATCCTGGCGAGCAGGCACTCGATTTCGGTGCCGTCCTTCGTGCAAGCACGCAGCCGCTGGCCAACTCGGTTCGAGCCAACGCGAAACGGCTGACAGAGGTACAGGACCTTGACGTTGAGCACGCCCGACAAGCTGCCGAGCCGATCGCCGACGCGGTTGCGACCGACGCGAAACGGCGTCGAATACCAGACTTCGACCTGGTAGCCGTATCGCGCGAGATAGGCCTCGATCGCGGCCGGGCTTTCGGCCGAGCTGTCCTCGTAAGCCAGATTGAGGTCGCCACGCAGGCGGGCCAGCATGTTCGTGCGGCGCTGTTCTTCGTCCTGGGTGCCCTCGAAGCACGAGTCGGGCAGGCTCAGCGCTTCCTCCCATTCCTCCATGCGGGAACAGGTGCGATGAGGAATCCACTGGCGCACCTGGCTGTCGGCCCATTCGTGGTGCTCACGTAACACGGCTGCCCAAGCCTTCAACCAGCGCATGACGACCGAACCCGGCGCGCGTGGGAACGCGAACCCAGGGGGCAGCAAGTGCACCAGGGCTTGCCAAAACTTGTCCATCAGCGGAAAGCCACCGAGCGAAGAACCAGAATCTGGAACGCGCCTGCGAATAGGAACCCGCCTTCGGTCAGCACGGGCTGGACGAAGCTGTGATCGAACTCGCCGGAGGCCGTCGACACCGCTTCACGCAAGTGCGTGTGCGGAATGCGGCCGTGCGGCACGGCCTCGCGGAAGAACAGGTCTTTCAGCTCCAACGTGATCGCGTCGCGCGTGGCGCTGGTATCGGGCGTGATCTGCAGCACGATGTCGACAAATACCGGATCGGGGATGAGCACGAAGAGTTCATCGGGCGGCCCGCGCTTCGGGTCGCGGATGTAGTCGTACACCGCTTGTCGCTGCGCCTCGGTCGGCAGGCCGTAAGGTTCGTTGTTGTCGGCCATGATCACGACGCCGGCCGACGTGGGGCCGCTCGGATTTCGAATACCCCAGGCGCGGGTAATACCTGGCACGGACAGCGCCCATCGCTCATAGTCTCCCGGCGCGCTACCGCGCGGCGGGTTGGCCAAGCGCTGGCTCAACCGATAGATGGCCTCGGCATCCGTTTCTCGGTTCGTGCCGCCGCTGAGACCGTTCGGGCCGACCTTGAATGTTGCGTCGATACCGGGCACCGTGGCGACGAGTTCCAGCGGCGTGTCGGCCGGCAGATTGCCAGCTCGTCCAGGTGTGTCGCATACCAGCTTGGGCGTAATGGCGCTGTCCGCTCCAACGCGGGCATCTTCCAGCACCGTGAATGTCAGGTCGTTGTCGGCACGCAGTACGTTGCCGGCCTCCAGCAGCATGTCGGCGACGCCAGAACCAACCGCCACGCCTTGCGAGACGATCGCCTCTTTACGTGGCAGTCCATACGCGACCAGCCAGTCGTCCAGGAACTCGTCGACGGCCTTGGTTGGAATGGCCTGGCGCGCGATGAAGTCGCGCAGATAGCGGTACGCGCCGTGGATGCCCACGCCCTGGACGAACGCCTGTACTTCGATGTTCGATCGCGCCAGCGCGATGTCGGTCGCAGACAGCGCACCGCCCTGGGCGATCGCTGCATCGGTCAAGCCCTGTTGCAGCTCGCGCGCAGCATTGTCCTTCAGCTCGGCGATGGTCGGAATGATGACCTGGACGGACGTGCTCATGCGACAGCCCTCCGCAGCGTCGTGCCCCACAGCACGTCATACACCGGCCGATCGGATTCGCCCTGGTAGATGCGCGGGCGCAGCGCCAGGCGTTCATCGCCCGTGCCTGCCCACGTTGCGGTCACGTCGACGCGGCTGGCCACGTCAGTGCGGACCATCCATTGCAGGGACTCCCACGCAGCGAAGCGCGCGCGTTCGAGCACGTCGACGCTGGATTTCGAGACGTAGCAGAGCCAGAGGTGCGAACCCCATGCATCGGACTCGTCGCGCGGTGCGTCCGTCGCCGGAGTGGCGAACTCGTCGCCGCACCAGCCGCGTCGGTCGGTCTGGTTGTGCGGCAGGATTACGTCGGCATCGGCCCGGCGATCGCAGAACAGCGACAGAATGACCGCCGTGCAAAGGCTGTCATCCAGTTCGAGCACGCCGATTTCCAGCGCTTCGACGTGGTGCCCGGCCGCAACGCAGGGGTTCGAATAGTCGTGCCAGGCGCTGTTGCTGGCGCGGCCAGTCCGCACAACGCTCCAATCGAACGGAAGCGCGAGTGCGGCGGCGGAAGTGGTGGAAGTGGTCAGGATGTCGATCATGGTGGCCAGCGCTAAAACTGGCCTCCATGATCGTTTCAGGCGGGGTTTAAGTCGTTGTGAAACATTTCATAAACGGGCTTTGGCGTCAGACAACGCCCCCCGAATTGTCGCCGCCGCGCTGGACGCTATCGTGGTTGTGATGCAGGAAGTCGCGGCCGGCGATCTCCGCCCCTTCCGTGATATTGGCCGTTTTCGATTCGATCGCCTCGCTGGCCTTGACCTTTGGCGTGGTCAGCTCGATACCAGACTTTGCCGCGACCTTGTATAGGTCGCAAGCAACTTCGTACGTGGTGCACTCGACGCGCACCTTGCCGCCGTCCGTCAACAAGATTTTGTGTCCTTCCTTGTGCCAGACGGCGACTTCGCCGACCTTCAACTGCGGCCGGCTGTCGATGCGATCCAGGCGCATGACGACGGTATGACCGCCGACCTCGATCACGAGCCCTTGGCCATCACCCGGATTCCCGGCGAAACCGTAATCCTGCCAGCGCTCGGCATTCTCTCGGCCGGACGAGTCGAACACCTGTACCGCGACCTCTTGCACCGGGCCTTCCTTCAAGCCACGCATCAGCGCACGGCGCAACATGTTGAGCAGGTTCACGACGGGTCTCCCTTGACTTCGAGCACCGCGCCATCCTTACCGCGCTTGCCCTTTCCATGATGGCGTTTCATCTTGGTCTTCAGGGGCACCGTGTCGTATGCCTCTTTCGGCCGCACCAGCAGCTCGGTCACGTCGCCTTCCTTCAGGTCGACAGTCTGTTTCACCTCGCAGATCAACCATTCGTCGCCGTCCAGGCCGGCGATATCGTCGTAGATCGGCACGCGCGTATTGACCTCCCACGGCTTGCCTTTCCACGTCCAGCCCTCGACCACGTATTTCAGGCCGTACGCATGGCCGCGCCGCACGCGCATCGTGTGGTCGACCAGGCGCTGCATGTCGGGCGCGTCGTTGTTGCCATCGGCATGGATGACCAGTGGCAAATACCGCTTCATTTCCGGGTCTTTCGCCTGGGCCTTTTGCTGCGCCGCTTTCTTGAAAGCCTTGACTGGATCGCCGACGCTGCCGCCGACCTCCAGCGTCTGCAGGCTCGACCGGTGCGTGACGTTGCCCTGGCCGTAGCAGAAATAGTCCGAATGCCGCTCGGCATCGGTGCCGACGCCTTCCATGCTGATGACGTTCACACCGCGCACGATCGCACCGTGGCTCTTTTCCTTGCCGGCCTTCGTGATGAGCACGCGCCCCTCGGCATCGGTCGTGACCAAGACACCACGCAGACGGGCGGCACGCGCAAGCACGTCGACCACCTTTTCGCCGTGCTCGACCTTCAGGTCGCGGATCGGCTCGCCGATGTCGGTGTCGATCTTCACGGCGATGCCGAACGGCGTGCACAGATCTCGCGCGATACGGTCCAGCTTCGCATTGCGCCACTGTCCGCCCTGGTAGATCGCCGAGCACGCCACCAGGTCGCCGGTGCGGCTGCGGCCCTCGACCTTCAGACCGCAATCGTCGCGCTTGTAGAACGGTTCGGCGGCAAGCACGGTGCCGGTTACGACCAAGGTTTCGTTGATACGCACCTTGATCGCGTCCTGGCGCTTGATGTCGGGCGGATTGCCGGGAATGAGCGACACCGGGATGGTGAAGCGGCTGGACAGCGTTTCCAGCGATCGCTCGATGTTGGACGACAGCCAGCCCTGGTAATCGCGGCCGTTCACGGTCACATAGATTTTCGCGTCGTCGCGCGTGAATTGTTCGGGTTTCGTCGTCATGGTTCAGTCGTGCTTGATCACGCGCAGCGGCGTACCGGGCGGCACCAGCAGCGGATGGCGGATGTGTGGATTCATGGCCACGATCTCGTCGGCCCAGCGCGTCGTGCCAAACATTCGATAAGACACGTACAGCGCGGGTTGCCACGACTCCGGCGTATACGTGGTCAGCCGAGCAAGGTCGCGCGATCGCGCCTGCAGGTCGGCAAGCACCGCAGTTTTCAGGCGCACCAGCGCGTCGTGGGTCGTCGTCGCGCCGACACCACCAACCGGCTCGGCCGCACTCGCCAGAATCAGCTCGGTGATCTGCTGGCTGAAGTCGGTGCGCAGCGCCAGCGCCTGGTCGTAATTCTCCAGTTCGATCTGCGCGACCGCGCGCACGGCCATGATCGTGACCACGCCGTTAAAGAACAGCTCCAGCGTCTTCAATGACTGCGCCTCGGCCCGGCGCGCGGCGGTTTGATAGGGGCTTGCAGGCGGCGTGAAGGCTTCGGCCAGCTTCGCCTGAGCAGCGGACGGAACGAAGCCGGTAGACGCATAAGCAGCTGCGATAGCCGGGCTGATGGCCTGCGGCAATCCAGACGGCGACGACGACGGCGGCGTCGACTGCGACAGCAGACTGCGCGTCGCGGTGGGTGCCTTCCAGAGGTTGCGCGCCGCGCCGAACGCGGACCATGCTTCGTTCGAGGTGAGCGTTTGCGGGATTTTCGTCAGGTCGGAGATACGGCGGCCGAGAATCGACGGGATGGCGGCCAGCTCGTTCAGCGGGAACGTGATGTACTGCCGCACCAGGCTGTTGTACGTGTCGTAAATCCGGTTCACGAATGAGATGCCGTCCCACAGCGTGTCCAGGCCGGAACGAATTCGGCTCAGCACGTTGTCGTGCGCCCAACCGGTCAGCTTGGACAGGTCGAGATTCGCCGCCAGCGAATCGAGCAGCGACTGTTCGGCATTGTCGGCCGCGTCTGCCACCTGGTCGGCCGTGTTGGTCACGCCGACCGGATATCGGCGCGGCTCGGCGCGGACAAACGACAGTTCCAGGCGTGCGCATCCGCCTTCGGACGCGGGCGCTTCCTTCACGGTGTACTTGCCGTTGCACCAGCAGCGAATGCTACCTTGCGTCGGATGCACCAGCACGCCGTCGCCAGTCAGCACCTGGCGCAGGCGATTAAGCTGGTCCAGGTAGTCGTCGCCGACCACGTACGCCGAAAACTTGATCTCGTTCGCGCCCGCGCCCATGCGGAACACGGTCGGCATGTCCTGGAACGGGTATTCGCGCAACACCGTATTGTCGCCGTCCGTCATCTCGATCGTGTCGACCTGGAACGACACGTCGCGCCACGATGCGGTGCGCAGCTGGTCGAGCCAGGTGGTTCCCAGCAGAGCCATCGCTTAAAAACCTCCCGGATTGGTTGAGCCGGCGTTGACACGCAGCGCGAACGGCTGTTGTGTCACCGTCGCTGTCGTCATAACCCGCTCGTCGCGCACGGCAACGTTGACGTTCAACGTACCGTTGCCGACTTCCACCTTTTGCGGTTCAGATTGGATGCGATCCATCATCGCCAGCGCCGTCGACGGCTGCAACATTGGATTGGTCAGGTAGGCGGGTTGAGTGCGAAGGATGCTGATACGGTCCAGCAGCTCCTGCGGCACCTGGACGGTCGATCCATCGTTGGCGCGCGTCTCGCTTGCTCGCTGAGACGGCGGGCGCGACATCGCGCTGCTGAGCTGGTCGCCCGCCCATTGCGCGCCGAGAAAGCCGACCGCACCGCCGAGCATGCCACCGAGCGGAACCGTAACGGGCGCGAATGGACCGCCAAGCGCACCGAGCGCCGCGCCGGCCTGCGCGCCAGCCCAACCGCCCGCGACACCGGCCGCCGTGCGGCCGGCCGCGTTAGCCTTCTCGGTCGGTGTTTTGCTGCTGTCCAGCAGTGTGGGCAACAGATCGTATGCGGCGAGCCCAGCCGTCACGAGCCACGGCGCGCTGCCGCCGAGTCGGCCCAGCAAGCCGCGTCGTGCTCCAGCTGCTGCGCCGCCGGCTGCAGCGCCGGCAGCGCCACCAACAGCACCGCCAGGCGTCGGAGCGGCCCAGCCGGGAACCTTGTTCACGACGTAGACGGGGACGGGGCCACCGCCGAAGCCGCCCAGACCGCCGCCGAGACCTGGACCGCCAGCTGCACCACGGCGACCGCGGCTGAGCAGAAAACCGGCCAGAGCACCGCCAACGCCGGCCGACGTTACGACCGCCGCCGTCTGAGCAAAGGCTGTAACGGCTGTGGTCGCACCAGGCATTGCCTGTGCAAACTGCGTTACCCCGTCCAGTGCCTTCTTCAGTGGACCATCAATCTGCTCGAAGACACGGCTACGTGCGATGTCGGTTTCGTTTCCGACCTGCTGCGCTTTGAATGCCGCGCGGCTTGATACTACGCTGAAGTTCGAAGCCACGGCCTCACCGTTGTCTTCACGGACCTTGCCCAAAACGTCCTTCACGTATTGTTTGTTGGACATGACACCGACCAAGGCCATCAGCGCTTCACGATCTTGGATCACTTGGCCCACTGCAGAACCTTGAAGAATCGACGCCATTGCTTGGTAGGTGGCTTTCTGTTGCTCACCTGTCTCCGTCGATGCCTTGGCCTTCAATGAGGTAAACGACTTGTCTTTCGCTGCGATTTGTTCTGCAAAGTCGGCGAATGCTTCGATCCCGTCGAATCCGCGTTCGCGGGCGCGTGCTAAAGACTTCGGCAGGTTGATGCCCAGTTTCTTGAAATCCTGCGCCGTATCGGTGCTGTTGATCTTCAGGATGAGGTTCTTCAAGTTGTTCCCCGCTGCGTCGGGGCTGCCGGCTGTGATAACCGACGCCTGGGCGTAGGACACCAGCCGCTCGAAGTCGCTCATGCCTCGCATGCCGAGCTTGTCACTGGAAGCCGCCATCAGTTCGGGAAGCCACCGAGCCATGTTCTTCAGCTCGAAACCGCCTTCCTGGCCGGCCACGACTGCCTTCGACACAGCCTTGCCGATCTGGTCTTCGGTCAATCCATAGTTGCGCATGCCAGCTACCGCGATCTGAGCGATATCGGTCACTGGGGCATCAGCTGCAGTGGAACCGCGCTGCAGGTCAGGCAGCATTGCCTTCGCAGCATCGATTTTCACGACGCCGGAGGAAATGACGTTGTTCAGCGCTTCAGCAGCAGAATCCCGCGTGCCGCCACCGCTCTGCACAGCTGCGTTGATGGTGTTTTCCAGGTTGCGCATTTCCGCGATACGAGCAGCCGGCGACCGGTCGCCATACGCGACGTTGGCCATGTGCGCCAGCCGCTCGTCGAATGCCATCGGTCGCTGAAGTGTCGCAGCAGCGGCAGCGCCGCCAGCGATTGCGCCACCGACTACGGCGGCACCGGTCTGCCCAATACGACCGACGACATGCGCCGCACGCTCGGCGTTGCGGCGCACGTCATCGAGACGCCGCGAAACGCTCGCCAGATACGCGTTCATGCGATCGAGCGACGACCGGCCACCCATCTGTGACAGCGCCGTCGTCGCGCGCTGCGTCGCGTTCGTGACGTTGCCCAGCGCGGACTGCATGCGGCGCGCATCGGAGTCGACACGGCCGGCACCGGTCTTCGCGCCCATTGTTTCCAGCTTCTTCGCGGTGCTCTCGGCCAGGGCGGCAGTGGCATCCAACTGTTGCTTGTCGCGCAGCGCCGCCTGGTCGGTGATCTTCCGGCGTCGAGCCATCGCGCGCGCAATGCCGTCGACGTAACGCTGGGCGCGTTCGCCGCCAGACGCACCGACACGCGCCATCGCCGCGTCGGCACGTTGCGATGCGTTCGCGACGCCGGCCAGCGCCGCCTCCATGCGTCTCGCGTCGCCCTCCAGGCGTGCGGCACTCGTCTTGCTGCCCACCTGTTCCAGGGTCTTCTCGGTCTTCTGCGCAGCGCGATCCACACCCGTGAGCGCCTTGGTCTGACGCTGGCTCGCCTGTTCGAGCGCACGCGCGTTCTCGGTCGCGCGGCGCTTCAGGTCGCCGGTCAGGTTGATGACGTACCGCAGCACCATATTGCTCATCGCCGTTTCCTCATCTGTTCCTGTCGGGCTTTATGGGCGCGGTCCAGCTCAGCGGCCTGCGCCATCAGCTGCGACAGCGGCATGCTGCGCACTGAAGTCAGCGAGCATGGCAGGGCCAGACTGAGCTGACGCGCCAGCGTCTCCCATTGCTTCAGCCTGGCCCTCGGTTCGCGGGCCGGACTGTTCCTTCTCGCCGGCCAGGATCGCGTCGAAGTCGGCCTGCGTGATGAGCCCGTGCCGGAGCTGCGCCGCCAGGTCGACCAGCACGCACCGTTCTTCGATCTTCGCCAGATCGAGCGGCGACAGCCGGCCGAACATGTCCAGCGTCATCAGCTTCTGGTCGATCGGATCGAGCCCGGCGCACTCGAAGCGCTCGACGTGGCGCAGCGTCATGGCGACGCGATACAGCTCGTCGGAAACCAACAGCGTGGGCTTTCCCTGGATCGACACGACACGCTCAGCCAGCTCAACGGCTGCGAACTCGTCGGCCACGGTCGTCTCGCGCAGCCGAACCGTGCGATAGCGCACCTTCTGTTCGCCAACCTGTGACGGCAAGCCGTCGACCAGCTGCACGACGTTAATATCGTTCTTGTTCATGGTGATGTCCCGATGATGGAAATGCGCCGGCCAGATACGACGAAGGCAGGGCCGGCGCCTGCCTTCGTCTGGTTCGTGTCAGCGGTGACTTACAGCCACTGGAACGGCGTGAGCGCGATGAACTCGATGTCGACGGGACCGTTCCCGACCTCGCCCATGCTCATGAAAGAGCACTTGCCCGCGCGGCAGCGGCGGCCGGTATGCAGGTTCGTCATCACGATCTGCGCCTCGCAGATCGCGCTGATGGTCTCCGGATCGCGCGAGCCCGTGAACAGCAGCTTGGCCTTGATGACACGCGCCACGCGCTTGCGCGTCGTGTAGTCCGGACCATTTGCCGCCAGTGCCGCTTCGCGCTCGAAGCCAGCCGCGCCCTCGACGGTTGCGCTGCCGTCTTCGATCGCCCATTCCTCACCGTCCACGGTGAAGCTGTCCACACGGAAAAGTTCGCTATCGCAGGCCATTTAGCCCTCCATTCAAGTCGGAAAAATGTGTGTGTTTCGGGGCCGATCAAACGTGACCTGCGATGAACTCGCTGGTGATCTCGGTCTGATAGTGCTGCGTGATGAGCACGGGCTGGTCGACCACCTTCAACTTGCCGTTCGGCCCGTCGACCTCGACCTCCAGCGTCTTCTTGTAGTGGTCCATGTTCTGGAACAACCCGGCCGCCATGAACTGCTCGTAGTTGTTGAGCATGATGTCGGTGCCGAGCGGTACGGTCATGATCTTCTGGCCCGGAATCGGCTCGGTGACGTACTCGGCCAGCTTGTAGCCGCGATACTTCGTCTGGAATTCCGTCACCGTGAACCAGCGGTAGTACGAGTTCGTCTTCACCCAGTTCAGGTTGCGCCACGACGGGTCCGGCGCGCCGGTCGGATGCGTCACGTAGTTCGTCACCATGCGCAGGATGTTCGCGGTGCCGTCCTCCATCGTCTCGAGTACCGATCCGCCCGCGACCAGCATGTTGTTGCGCTGCTCGATTTCCCAGTCGTCTTCCAGGCGTGCGGCAACGTAGCCGTTCAGCTTCACGCCAGTGAACGGCACGGCCGGATCGATGGCCGCGTGGCTTTCGATCGCCGCTGCCGCAGCTGCCGCCGTTTCCCACGGATTGGTCAGGTCGCGGGTGACGCAGATCGTATGCATCTGCGGACTGTTGCGCGGACCGAGCCAGCCGACGACTTCGCCTTCGGTGCCGCGCATGACTGTCACGGCCTGGCCGTCCTGCATGTTGTCGAAGTTCCAGCGTCGCTCCAGCTCGGCCTCCAGCACGCCCATGTTCGCGCTGTCGGTGTACGGCATCGCGTATTCGGTCGCACGGAAGCCCTTGATCGCCGAGATGACCGGCGTAATGTCCGGATTGACGGCACCGCCAGCCATCGACGTAATCGTGACCGTCACGCCCTGCGGCAGCCGATCGTCCGCGTAGTACGTGCTGCGCAGATCGATGCTGTTGCCGGTTGCACCTTTCCAGCGGCACGTCAGCGCAACTTCGCCGCCTGCTGCACCAGCAGCCGCAGTAACGGGAAGGCTCGGCGTCGCGTTGATCGCGTTGATGAGCTTCGTCGCGGCCGTCGCCGCAGTGTCGTTCACCGCGAGCCCGACACGAATACGATTCCCACCGATATACAGCGGAAGCTCGCCGGCTGCGTGCTGAGCGTCAACCTGGACCACGACCTTGCCAGTCGCGGCGAGCGCGGTCGCGTCGTCTGCGAGGATCACCAGATCGATCGGCATGCCCAGATCAGCGTTCGCCTTGGCTGCGCGCCACATCGCCAGCAGCATCGAGCCTTCGCCCAGCAGACCGATTGCCTCGGCCTCGCTGGTGACGCGCTGGCGCTTCTTAATATCGACGCCGATCGGCGGATTCGCCTGACCGATCAGCAGCACGCTGCGCGGCATGCCGCGCAGGCCGCGAATCGCCTTCGACGCGTCGAATTTGTGGGCCACGAACGGCACCAGGAAGTTGATGGAAAGCAGGTTCGGCAGCATCTTCTAGCGTCCTGTAAATGAGGTTTGAAGCAGGTTTGAACGGTGTTCGGTTACTCGATCGGACGGCGAATCAGGTCGCCGTCTTCGAGTAGCCGCAGAATGCGCAGGTTGACGGTGGCCGGGATGGATTCCGTCTCGCTGTACCGACCGCCAAACTCGCGATTGATGACGACGCGGCCTGCACCGGCCACGACGGCGATCTGCTCGCCGAGTCGCGGCGGCGCAAGCGGCACAGGCGCGGTGACGATCTGTTCGATGTTCTCGACAGCACCGTCCATTTCGGTGTCAGCTGCCGTCTCGGTCTTGGCTCGGGCCATTGGTCACTCCTTCGATATCGATTTGAACGTTAGGGATGGATTCAGTAGGCGGCGGCGGATCGGGCGGGCGCGTCGTCGGTGTCGTATGCACCTCGACACCCACCAGGTCGGGCAGATCGTCGGGATTCAGCAGGCCGTCGAATTCGAGTTCCTGCCACCAGCCGACCATCCAGACGGCCAAACCCTTCGCATCGAACTTGCGGCTGTACATGTTTTCAGCCACCACGTTGTCCGCCTTGCCGATACATGGCGGACGATCCCAGCTCGCGAGAATTCGCGACACAAGCTCGGCGCGTTGCATCGCCGCAGCCGCGCGCACGACGCGATTGCCGTCCTTCGTTACGACGAACACGGCACATCGCGCGAGCCACGCGTTCCTAGCGATGTACTGACCGGCTTTCGGTAAGCGCCGCCACCCAAGGCAGGTCGTGAATGCGGCCGGCGCGACAAACGAGTGCGCGGGCACTTCCTCCGCATCGAACTGGCCGCCGTACAGGTCAACCGTTTTGAAGAGCTGGCCGGCCTTCGTGCGCAGCTCGACGTTGAGCGCATTGAGCAACGCCGTGCTCATGACATTCGTGTCCATCACATCATCCTCACTGCGTCGAGCAGCATCTGGCCGATCAGCGCGGCATCACGATCGTTGACGCCGAGCACAGGCCGCGCCTCGATATGGACGGAATGGCCACGCCCAGCGTCGCCGCCGAAATGGTGGATGCGCGCGTATTCCTCGTTGCTACCGAACTCCAGGCCATCCGGAATCAGGTTGTACACATAGCTGTCGTACAGGGCGCGCGAGTCGATCAGCGTCTGGCCCTCGCGCGCGAGCGCGGCGGCCGATTGCGGCATCGGACTGCCGTCCCAGAGCATCTGCTGGTCGAATCGATCCTGGACCTGGCCGAGCATGTATTCGCCAATGTCCTCGCGCACGCGCGTGAACGTTGCGCCACCGATCGCCGCCAGGTGTCGACGCAGCGCATCGTCGCCCGCGAAGTCCCATTGCACCGATACGCCGTTCATTTCCCGAACCTCTCCCAGTTGTAGGCGCTCGGCACCTTGCCCCACAGCACGCGGCGACCACTCGCTGCAGGCGGCGGCAGCAACCGGACCTTGCCGGTCGACACATCGCGCAACCAGTCATTCCAGTACTTGCAGCGCTTTTCCTGTTGCTCGGTCGCGTTGTCCGGGTCGTCCATCAACGAGCAACGCGTAAGCGCCACGCAGCAGGTCTTCAGCGGCGTCTGGTCGATGTCGGCCTGGTCAAGCGGCAGTCGCACGTTGGCGCGCAGATAGCCATCCATCAACCGGCTCGACTGCGCCAGCATGGAATTCAGCCGGGCCATTGCGCGATCGCACGTGCTGCGCTCGTCGTCAGTGCGATCCGGGGAGTACTCCCCAGCGATTCCTTCGCGCAGAAGCTCGGGCGTCAGCACGTCGCTTTCCTCATCGCGCAGCAACTGGCTGGTTTCGTCCAGGCCGAATTCCTGCACGTACTCGGGAAGCGTGGCGTACGCGCTCATTTGCGTGCCTTCGATGCGGCGCCACGCTTCGCGGCCGGCTTCGTCGGCTTGGTCACGGCCGAAGCGTCGGACATGTCGACAGTGGCTTTCATCGACGGGCCCGTGCCTTCGCCACCTTGCGAACCATCTTCGTGCCCATCCGACGCGCCCGATTGGGTAGCGTCCATCGAGGTGCCGCGATTCGCGTCGGTTTCGAGCTGCGCGCCATCGCGGGCCGATCGATCGTCGTTGGCATCGCCGACTTCGCGCAGCACGCCGTTGCCAACCAGGTCGGCGACGTGATCCGGAAGAGCGACCACACGCGCGCCGACATCACGCGACTTGCGATGAATCCGGACAGGCTCCAGTACTTCATAGGTTTTCTCGCTCATGATTTCTCCTGCCTGCACCCGGCCGACGCCGCACATCCACGTCGGCCGGGGTCGCTGGCGCTCTCGCGGTGTGTTATGCCGGCGTGATCACGTCCTTCAGGAAGAAACCCAGCTGGGGCGCGCAGACGACCTCCTTGACGGATTCGCCGACGCGCACGCGGCGACCGCCGCGCAGGCCGATCTTGGAGTCGTACTCAGCACCAGCGATGCGCGTACCGTACTCGGCCGTGAAGCCGAACGTGACGTTGGCACCGTCGACCACGCCCGCGATCTTGGCCGCTGCGGTGTCCTGGTACAGCAGAGACATGCCGCCGCTCCAGGCCGGCGCAATCTTGGCCTCCTGGCCCGGCTTCGACAGGTTCACGCGAGCGCGGCCAACCAGAATCTGGTCGATCTCCAGAAGCTCGGCGACTTGCTCGCGGGTGGCCGCGCCCTTGTCGCCGGCATTGCCGTGCACTGCCTTCGCGATAACCGGGTGCGTGCGCAGTGCACGCCATTCGGATTGACCGAGCACGGCGACGTTCGGACGCATGATCGGGCGATCAAGCACGTCGAGCAGAAATTCCAGCGGGTCGCTGTTCGGGTTGTCGAACCGATCGGTCGCCGCGACGTTTTCTGCGTTGCCCTTGTAGGTCGAAGGAGAAAATACGGTGCGAGCCACGCGGATCTCACGGTCGAGCAGGATGAGACCGGACAGCATTTCGGTCGTCAGAGCCTCCAGGTTGGTGTTGTCCGGCGCGTTGTCGATGTCGGTCTGCGGCAGCGGGTGATCCAGACCGTGGTCTTCGGTTTCGGCCGTGAGGCGTTCGCCGTTGAATTCCACCTCGTTGACCTGCGAGCGGCGGCCCACCTTCGTGTCGGGAACCGTGAACTGCTGTTCCGGCGGGTAGTACTGGTAGGCGAACTGCGTTTTAGCGAGCGGCGAGGTGCGCGGCAGCACCTGGTCGGCGATCATCGACTGATTGCGCACGATCACCGCGATGGCGGTCAACTGCGGGTCGAACGGAAACGGACTGGGCATGAAAAGCTCCGGTATAGAGTGAGTCGAATGGGTGGCCGGTGGTGGCCGCGATCAGCGGCCGATGAACACCGAGCCGATGTCGCCGACAACGCCGCTCAGCAGCGCTTCGCCGATCGATGCATCGCCGGCAGCAGCCGGTACTGCTCGGCCCTGGGCGTCAGCCTTGATGCGATCGCCGCGCGCGACGGCCGCGCCGTACACAACCGGCGTCGGGCCGAGCAGCACGATGTCGACGCGCTCGCCGACGGCCGCGCCCACGTCGGTCGTTGCGCCCAGTAGCTTTTCGCCGGCCGCGCCGGTCGGTGCCGCCGCGTGGTCGTCTGCATCGCCATACGCGGCGAGCTGGTGCGCGCCGAGCGCGCCGGATGCAACGTAGTTCGCAACCAGAATGCGTTTGTTGGTCAGCATGTGATTCCTCTGTCAGGGTGTCGGTAAAAGGCGCTCGGCGAGCGTCAACCCTTGCTGACATGCAGCACGGCGTCGGCGTACGACACCGTGATGCCCTTGTCGGACTGGGTCTTCATGAACTCGGTGGCCGCGCTCGCGATCGCCTTCGGGTCGCTGGCATCGGTCTGCCCGTCGCCGATATCGCGCTGGCCCAGCTTCACGACCGGCGTGCGTGCCGCCATGAACTCGGCGAACCACTGCGCGGGCGTCTTCTTCACCGTGCCGTTGTTGGCCGAGAACTCGAACGACTGGCCGCCGGCTTCGATCTGCGCCATGAACTCGGCCAGGCCGGCCTGTTCGGCGGGCAGCACACGACCTTCCTTGACCCAGCCGGCGATTTGCGTCGAGATGCGTTCGGCGCGGCGCTCGCTTTCGATGGAAGCAGCACGGGCATCGGCTTCGGTAATGCGCTGGCTGAACTCGGCGGACGCGGCCTCGCGGCCCTGGTTGATACCTTCCTGGCGCGCGCGGTCCAGGTCTTGCTGCGTGATGGTCACGTCGTTACCTCCGGGGTGAGAAAAAGCGGAAGCTGCTACGACGGGCTCAACGTCGTTTGCCGCACGCGCAGCTTCTTCGATGGAATCGATCTGCCAGTTGGGCATCACGGTATCGGCCACGTCCTGGCCACGGTCGCCGATCAGCCATTCGCGAATGCCACGTAAGGCGCGCGCGGCTGTTTCCAGCCCCCAACCGAGCTGTGAGACAGCCGGCGCGGAGAATTCGAACGTTTCATGACCGTGCGCGAACTCGACCTGGCGCAGGCCATCGATCGCAGGCGGCACAGCGCCGAGCCAGCCGACATGGCGCACGCGCCAGCCGCGCTGCTGGTCCTTGAACACAGACACGGAACGGTTGCGGTACGCGCCGGATTCGACGCCGGCTTCGAACTGCGGGTTGATGTCTTCGAAGCGCGCGAACAGCAGATCGCCGTCGCGCTTCAGCTCGGCCGTCCAGGCATAAGCAGGATCGTTGTGCTTCGGATGACCGAGCACGGCGGGCGCTGCGCCAAGCGCGTGATTCGCGACCATCTGGTCGAGATCGGCGCGCGAGAAGCTGATTGATCGCCCGTCAGCTGCAACATGGTTGCCGGCGCGAAACACCTCGATCCAGTTGGCGAGGCCCTTGGCTTGGGGAGAAGTGGTCTTGTCCATGCCTCGCAGTGTGCGCGGCGAGGATCAGGAAAAAATGGTGAACCATTTCACAAGCAAATGGTTCTCTGTGGCGGTCGGGGAGCGGGACGGATTTAAACGGCCTAGGAGCCGTTGGCAGGGTCGGACGACCGTAGAGTCGTCCGACAGGTCATCAGCGGTTTTTGATGACGTTTCAGCGCTTTTTGAAAAGGGTCTGGCTGAAGGGGGCGGCAATCACTCGAACAGGTCGCCGCTGGACGGCTCTGCGGGATGCTCGCCAAGTATCTGGAACACGCGGCGCATCGTGTAGCCGGTGCGGATCGCGATCTGGTCGATCGTGAGCCGTTCGATGCGGAGCTGGCGAACGATCTGGTGCCGTTGCTGGCGCGTCACGGCGTCCTTCTTCGGCAGCATGATGGTTTCGCCGCCGAAGCGCTCGACCAGGGCAACGAACGCGACGGGGCCAATATGCTCGACCAGCATGTGCTGCGGATCGACACGCTTGGGCACCGACAGATATGCACCGCCGCGCCAGTCGATCAGCGCGAACGCGGCCGCCTCACCAACGCAGTCGATGAGTTCGCGCAGCAGCTCGGGCAGCGCAGCACGGTTGATGAGGGGCGGCGTATTCATGCGGTCGTGTCGGAATCGGGGTTGACGCGGAGCAGCCACTTCTTCGCGGCTTCGATCAAGTACTGCAGTTGGTCGGCTCGGGCGAAGCGCAGCGCGGCAAGCGTTGGAACACGACCGGTCGCCCATGCTTCCAACGCTTCGGCCGTGTTCACGCGCACCGCGCCGCACGCCGCGAGCTGCGCCCACAACGCGGACAGCTTGCGCAGCTGCGGTTCGTTCCATGCGCCAGCCGCGGCCTGCGGCTTCATCGAGTCGAGCAGCTTGTGCAGCCGTGCATGCGCCTCGCGACGGTGCTTGGCCGACAGCTCGGTGGCCGAGCGCACGCCGAAGTGCGCCAGCAGCCAATCCTTGTACTGGTCTTCGCTCATGCCGGCTTTCATTGCCTTCAGGCGAACCATCTGGCTGTCGCGCTTCGACGGATCTGTGGACAGCGCCATGTCAACGTGCCTCCGCCTTACGTTGCAGGTGCTCGAGCAACACACGGGCTTGCGCGGCGTTCGCAAACATCGACGCGAGGTGCGGCTTGTTTTGCTCGACGTATGCGACGGCAGCTGCGAATGCCGCGTCCCGCGTGCGGCCCGTCCCGACCGGTGCACCGGACAGCAGGTGCGTGACGGTCCAGCCGACGACGCGCCCCCACGTGTCGCAGTCCGCGTGCATGCCGAACGAAGCGTCGGTGTGCGGCAGTCGAATGCTGTCGCCGCGCACGGTTTCCACTGCGTCGCCGTCGACAACCTCATAGAAGATTTTCACATCGGTCACAGCGTCACTCCTGGCGAAGATTCGGTGGGCACGGTGCAGACGAGCGGATCGGCACCGAAATAGATGCGGACGTGGCCGACGCCGATCGATTCGAGCGCTGCGGCTACTGCGACCGCAGCCCCGACAGCGGCCAGCGCGATCACGATGCAACGTGCCGGAGTCATTGGGCCTCCCGCGAGCTGGACAGCAACGATTCAAGCGCCGATACATGACGTTCGCCTGCAACATGGCCAGCGCACGCGCCTAGCGCGAATTCGACGGCAGCGCGCTGGTCGTCGGCCAACGTCACGGGACGCTCCAGCTCGCGGTCGATGCATGTCAGGCAGACATAACCGCCCATCCGGTCAATGCGCAATGGTGTGTGCTTGTACTCTCCGCACGAGGCACATGCAGTCGCTTGCTTGGTCGCATAGGTGAACACTTCCGCGCTCGCCTTGTTGGCAGTTGCGCGACGCGTTGCGAGCAGCCCCGAACGCTTCACGATGTCGACAACCATATCGACGTAATCGACGGGTAGACAGATCCCATGCGCGTCACAGACTGAAACCACGTCGTCGTAATCGAATGAAGCCTTCTCGTCCGCTGGCGCGAGTGCGGATTTCGCGCCATCAATCGCGACCGGGCAATCGAGATCGTGCAGCGGACGAATGCAATCGCAATGCTGGCAAATCTGCGCATCGATCGGCGCTCCTGCTGGCGGCTCGACAGCAGCAGCCAGCAGCCTGATTGCCTGCTGCAGGACCGGGTATTGCCACGCGGGCAGACTCGGGTTCTCGCCAATGCGAAACAGGTCAGCGGCGACCTGCTGCGGCGAGCACGTGCTCGTCACGCTCTGTTCGTTTTTCGTCATGTTGGATTCCTCGGCTGCATCATCAGTACCCGGCCACCACGCCGGATAGACACCCGCTTTCGCGGGCGTTTCGCATCAGTTCACGGCGTCTTTCAGTGCCTTGCCGGGCTTGAACTTCACGGCCTTGCTGGCGGCGATCTGGATCGACTCGCCCGTCGCCGGATTGCGGCCGGTGCGTGCTTCGCGCGCCGACACGGCGAAGGTGCCGAAGCCCGACAGCGCCACGTCGCCGTCTTCCTGCAGGCCGATCTGGATTGCGTTCAGCACGGCTTCGACGGATTGAGCGGCCTGGGCCTTCGTCAGCTCGGCGTTCTTCGCCACGGCATCGATGAGTTGCGACTTGTTCATGAGGTTGTTTCTCCTGGTTGAGGTAGGTAGCCGCGAAGCGCTCGCGGCGGGCGTTACTGCAATCAGACGTACGACGGTGTGCGGTTCCAGCCGATCAGGTTTCCGGTGAACGGCAGGCCGTACCGGTCGGCGAAGTACGCCACCATGTCGCGCCAACCGTCGAAGCCATCGGCGCGGGCCAGCGCTTCCGCATCACGCTCGTCCAGCAACCGCGCACCGACGAACACCTGCGGCACGCGGTCGCCGAGAGGCGGCAGAATCTGGATGTCCGAGACGTATTCGCAGACTTCCTGGGCGATGATCCGCGCGCGCGGCGAGCGCTGTTCGACGTACATGCGCAGCACGTCGCCGGGCTCCGGGTCGCGGCCATCTGCACGTTTCGCGCGGATGGTGTGGGGCTTGTAGCCGCTGGCAATCAGCGGTTCGAACTGCAGTTGGAAGTTGAGCAGGTGCATGGCGGGCCCCTCACAGCGACGCGAAGTCGAGACTGATGGGCGTGTACTGCTCGCTGCCGTCGACGCGCTCGTAGAAGCGCATGTATGTCTTCGTGCCGACGACCTGCACCGACTCACCGATGGCCTGCATGGCGCGTTGCCACTTCTCGTCCGTGATCTCCAGGCGACGCAGGGCGAGCACGCGGCCGACGTTGATCTTGCCTTCCTTGTCGGTCTCGAACGCCTGCTGCACCAGCACCTGGATTTTCGGATCGCTGCCGCGCGCCCATTCGTTGATGCACTCATCGATGAGGGTCTTCGCCGCCTGCAGGCGCTCATCGAACGACATGTTCTCCGCGCGCTGGATGACGACCTTCAGCGCACCGTCGAACGAGTGCAACGTCACGTTGCCCTTGGCCCCGCCGATCTTCACGTCGTACTTGTCGGCCGACAGCGAAATGAACGCGTTCGCGTCGCCGAATGCGCGCTCCTTCAGCTTGCGCAATGCGGCCTGCTGCGCCTTCACGGCGGCGATCAGCTCGCGCACCAGGCCGTCACGCTCCAGGTCGATGTCGCGGATCGTGGCTTCGGGCACCAGATGGCCCCGCGCGTTCTTGCGGTAGCCGGCCGGGATGGATTCAATCGTCTGTTCGGTCATGATGGGTTCCTTGGTTTCAGCTTCAGTTGTTGGCGGATGTGTTCGGGCATTGCGGCTTTCGGTAATGACGCGTCGATGGCTATCGGGCCGGGCTCGGGCGGCACCGCCGTTCGGCGTTCCTCGACCGTTCCGGTGCCGGACACGCCACGCAGCTGCGCTTCTCGTACGTCCTCGACCCGCCCGGCAGCGCGAGCGCTGCGGCTGGCCATAACGGAACGGAGCCAGCCGTGCGACTTCAGCGGCAAATCCAGCTTCCCGGCGTGCGCCTGTTCGACGGCGTACGACAACGCTGCCGCCCAGGTGTCGATCGGTGCCGCATACGTGGTCCCGTTCCACGTCACCTGTGCCGCGCGCATTTCCGGCACCAGCTCGCGTATCAGCGCGGCCATGCGCCCCCAGGCCATCTGCGACTTACGCGGACCGAACAGGCCCAAGTAGCGCAGCAGCGGCTTGATGAGCGCGTCGCCGGCCGGGTGAACGTCGGCGAGCGCCATCACGATGTCGCGCATGCTGTCGTCGGCCAGGATCACGTCAAGGCTCATGCGCACGCGGCAGTTCGGACAGACGACTTCAGGAAGCGGCATTGCTGCCCCCCGTGCGATCTGCGGCGGTGTCCTGCAGGCGGCGGTACAGCGCACGACGCTGGTTCGTGTACGCACCCTGGAGCAACGTGAAGTTCGTCCGCGCGTTGTCCAGCTCGCGCTGCATCCAGTCCAGGTCGCGGATGGCGCGCCGCTCGTCGCGATCGATCCGGCGCAACTGGCATTGCGTGCGGACACGTACGACCAGGCGGCGCAGCTCGTCGCGCACGCGACGCACGCCCGCCAGCAGCTCGGTCAGCACCGGCCCGGCAATCAGTTTCGGCAGGCGCTTCATGCCGCCACCTCGCTGGCGGTGCGCGGCTGGAAGTTCAGCCATGCAGAGAACGCGGCGGCTTCGCCGGACGGCGCGCCGTTCGCGATCGCATCGAGAAACGGTCGCGCGTAGTGTCCCGTTGCACGCACGGTCGTCCGGCCGGCCGTGTGACGGATCGTGATGTGGGAGTCGGGTCGGTTCGTCATGGTGGCCTCACGCATTGCGCTGGTCGCCGAGCAGCAGCGCGTCGCGTGCGACGGCGTGCACCAGGTCGGCGGACAGGTCGTGGTTCTTCTTCAGGCCGTAGTCCCGCAGGGCCGGAATGAAGTTCTCGATGAGCATTCGGGCCGAGCCCCGGCAGTACAGCCAGAGCGCGTCCAGGACTTCGCCGGACAGCTCGCCCTGGTCGTCCAGCGCAGCCTGTGCCAGCGCGTCGGCATCCTCGCGGGAGACGCCGCGAACCACCTGCGGCCAGAAGCCGACGCGCGAGCGGATTTGATCGAACTGGCCATAGCTCGGCTTGATCAGCTGCAGCAGCCGGTCGGTGCCGACCAGGACGATGCCGATACCGGCCTTGTCGCGAATGCGTCGCAGGTAGTGCAGGCAGCTCGGCATCATCGTTTCGGCCTCGTCCACGATGATGAGATACGTGGTGCCGGTCAGCGCTTCGGTGATCGACGCGAATTTGCCGTCGAGCGTGCGGGCCATCGGCGCCGACGCTTCCGACAGCAGCTCGTCCAGCATCACGAGCGGCGACATGTTCGGATTGGCTTCGATGATGATGGTGTGGCTGTTCTGCGCCTTGTACTGGCGCACGGCATCCGTTTTGCCGACACCGACGAAGCCCGTCAACACGCCGAAGTTGCGGTACTTCCGGGCGCGATCGCATACGACGTTCGCGAGCTGCGACACGCTCGTCTGGACGTGCGGCATCGTAGTGATCGTCGCGCGGCCGGTGTACGTCGCGAGCGCGTCGGACATCATGCGCAGCCACTTCGTCGGCTCAGTGCCGTACTTCCCGTTCAGCACCGTGGACAGCGTGCCGACGTTGACGCGCGACAGGCGGGCGAGCCAGGAGCGCGTTTTCCCGATTTCGGCCAATTGCGCGACGATGGCCGCGGCCTCCGTGCGGTTCGATTCGCTGTAGTGGTCGGGCCACTCGACAGGAGCAGCCACGGCGTTGTCGGTTTGGTTCTTCGAAGTCATGGTCGCTCCTTATTCGTTGTCGAGCAGATCGATCACGATGCCCTTCGCGGGGCAATCCAGATCGATGACGGGTTGGATGTTGAGGTCGGGCAGCTGCGCCAGCTGTTCCTCGACGGTGATGCTGTCTTGCGCACGTGCGCGGGCTTCGTCGGTCTTGCGCTCCAGGCGCTTGATCTGGCCTTGCAGGCGCTTTTCGCGTTGCTCTTCCAGCCGCGACTGCGGCACGACGCCGATCGTGCGAACGATCGCGGCCTGGCACACGAACCGGTCCTTGGCGTCGTACAGCCACACCGTGCGGTCGTCGTGCAGGTCGTATTCGATGGTCAACGACTTGCCGTCGTACAGCGCCAGCTCGGCCGCGTAGTACTGACGCTTGTGCAGCTCGACCATCTGGCGGCGCACCGTGCGTTTCTCGCGCGGCCGGACGATCGCTTCGGCGGACAACACGACCGGGTTCCGTTCGAGCGACGCCCACACCTGGGCAGGCGTGCGGCCGTCCAGCACGTCCATGGGCGTGTGGTTGTATTCGTGGATGAAGTTCGCCAGGCTGGCCATGTACTCGGCCAGCGACGGCAACTGACGCTTGCCGGATCGCACCTCGACGGACAGGCGACGATTCACCTCTGCGGCCATGTCGTTGCCGCAGTAGAACTGACCGCCCGCGAAAAACTTGTCGTGGTGGTCGCGCACCGTGCGGAACCAGCGTTCGATCCAGCCCTTGCCGTGCGGGTTGCCCGGCAGCGCGCCGATAACGTCCATTTCGAAGCGGGCATAGAAGCCCGTCGCCTGGTCGTTCAGCATCTTGGCGCGATAGCCTGCGCCCCGGTCCAGGTAGAGGAACAGCGGCAGGTGGTCATAGGTCTGCATGGCGTGCGACAGCGCGAACACCGTCGACAGCGCCGATTCCGACTCGGACAGATACCAGCCCGGCACGTACCGCGAGCGGATGTCGATGAACGCGGTCAGCTCGGGCCGGAACAGATTGCCCGTGTTCGGATGCGCCACATAGCAATCGCTGGTGTGACCGTCACCCGCATAGATGTCGCCGACCTTGATCTGTTCGAGCGTGCGCGGCTGGTATTTCTGATGGCGCAGCTTGTGCAGATGCTTGCCGACGCGGGCCGGGCTGTTTTCGCCAAGCGTCGCCGGCAGCGACTTCAAGTAACGCGTCACGCGCGAGTCGGTCGCGGTGTCGAATCCCTCTTTGCGCAGCTTCAGCGCGACCGCTGCGTAGGTCGGCTTGCTGGGCAGGTTGTACAGCGCGGTGGCGCGCAGCTCCCAGCCGTAATCCTTGCGCACGCGGCCGGTGTGGGCCGACAGCAGGCCGACCTTGCCTTCGCGCCGGTAGCCGGACAGCCACCGTTTCAGGGTGGACACGGACGGCACCTCGCCCAACCGGGCCAGCAGCTGCCTCTGGACGGCCGAATCGGTGTCGCGCAAACGCTCGGCCAGCAGCGCCGCAACGTTGTTGACGCTGGCGCCGGCCTGGATCAGCTGCACGCCGGGGCCGATCAGCTGGAAGCGCAGCTCAGCCGTCTGCCGCTGCGCTTCGGTGGCGATCAGCCACGGATCGCTGTTGAGCGCAGCCGGAACTTGGCTGGTCATGATGTCGGATTTCAAGAGTACGGATCGCATATCGCACCTGTTCGGGCGGTAGTCGGTCGGATGGATGGGTTACTTCGTCGGGGCGTTGCGCGGACGACCGCGACGCGGGCGGTCCATTTCACGTTCCCACTCGCGCGCCTTGGCTTCGTGGTCGTGCTCCTGGATCAGCGCGCGGTATTCGAGTGCGCAGCGCGTAGCCTCATCCGGCGAGAAGGTGTCGAGAACGGACGGCTCGCCGTTCAGCAGCGCGCCGAAGCTGCGGTGCATGTCGGTGATCTGCCCGCCAATGACCGCGTGCAGTGCCGCGAGGGAGCCGTACAGGTGCCGGATCACAGGGGTGTTCCATTCGGAATCGTCTGGCAGACCGTTCGCGAGGAACTCGCGGCCGAGTCGGCCGATATCCTCGACCGCCATCAGCGCTTTCTTGTGCAGAGCCGCGCACTCCAGGCGAATGTCCTGGACGACGACCGGCACATCGCCACCCGTCTTGACGCGGCCTTCACGCAGCACGCGCAGTTCTTCCTGCAGGCGGTCGCGCTCGCGCTCCAGCTTTTCGTTGCGGGTAGAAAGGTCGGTCCGCTTCGCGTTGGCGTCACGCAGCGCGACACGCAGGTCGCGCACGGACAGTGCGGTCAGCTCGCCGAATTTCGCGTCGTCTTCGAACAGGTCTTGCAGGACTTCGGGGTCGGCCTTGGCCAGCTCGAGCACCTTCGTCTTCGGCAGTTCGATGACACGATCGCGATCCTCGGGCGACAGCGACGCGGCGAACCGCGCATACGTCATAGCCTCGCTGGCGCGCTGGCTGGGCATGCCGTGGTCTTCGAGCAACGATTCGAACTGACCGTGTTCGCATTCGGCACGCACGCTGAGAAGTACCAGTCCGGCCTCGATGACCAATCGCAGCGCGGAATTTGTCTTCGAAATTGCGCTGCTGATGCGCGCTTCCGCACTACCAGAGACAGACACGCCGAGCACGTCGGCCAATGCCTGCTCGGAGGCACCGAATCCAAACCCCCGAACGTTCGGGGATTTCGCGCTGGCGACGATTGCGCCGCTGGATTCCTGCGTAACGACGGCTTCTGCGGCCTGCCGGGACTTTTTTGCGGGCGTGCTCATGCGTCCACCTCGGCAGACTTCTTCATGCCCAAGGCGACGGCAATTTCGTGCCCCTTCCCGAAATTTCCTCGCTGCACGCCTCGAATGACGCGCGACACCAAGATGTAGGAAAAGCCATGCTCGTCCGCCCACTGACGGATGGTCTTTCCTTCCGCCCGCAACTTGCGCTTGACTTGCTCACCTGTCATATTGAACCCCATTCTTACGTCATTAGCAGTACAACTGGGATTCATTATAGGAACATTTGGTGCTATGTCAACACCTAACGGTAGTCATGATCGCCTTCGCGAGGAGCGAATTCGCCTTGGATACAACCAGACGGAGTTCGCTGCTGTCGCCGGAACCACGCAACGTTCTCAGACTGTGTACGAAACCGGTAAGCGTTCGCCGGACCTTGGATACCTGACGGCAATCGCCTCGATCGGGGCTGATGTCCAATACATCGCGACCGGAACGCGAGCCATCGCGAATAGCGTCCCCGTGGATGCGATGGAGAAGGCTATTTCGACCGCCTTCGAAATGATCAAAACGTCTGGCGTAGAGGTAACGTCGGGTCAGTTCGTGCAAATGGTGAAAACGCTGTTGCCAGCGTCAAATATCCAGACGTCGCCACCTTCAGAGCCCGGCCCCGGTCCTGGTTCTGGAAGTCCGTCCATGGGACACGGCAACATGATCGCCAGCGGAAGCGGGATTACGCAGGTCGGCGGGCGTATCTCAATTTCTCGCGGAGGTAAAATGAAGTCCAATTGAAGTGCAAATTCAAGAAGCTGGAGTTACGAGGGAACACCGAAGGATGACCACGCCATCAGAAAAAGACGCTGCCGCGCAGACCGCAAAGGGCAGCAACATCATTCAGGTCTCAGGCGACCTGTCCGTGACAAACATCGTCATGCAGCACCCTGCGGAAGCTGCCCCAGTTGCTCCGAAGCTGTCGCGCCATGAGAGAAGCCAACTGACCGCTTGGGCAGAGGAAGTCGTCGCTGCCGAACAAGGCAACGTGTCGACGAAAATTGTACGAGGTGCCTTGAATGCGTATCTGGGTGTCAAGAGCGTCGAAGAAATGACCTCGGACATGGTTCAAAGGGCTGGAGTGTTCCTCAACGGATGGCGCAACTGTGCGTTGGGTCGAGAGTTATCGGCGGACGCGATGGTCGCGCAGGTATTGCGCATCTGGACGACTGTTCCGCACGTCAAGACAGCGACCATCGAATTCACCCGCACGAACTTCAATCGTGAAATGTTGCGGACGATGACCGCATGGGAATTGCGGTCTACCCTTGCATATGCGATGGTCAAATGGCAGTCGTATTGGGAGACCCGCAATGCGTAACGCGTCACGAATCGTTGGCAGTTGCCTTGCGCTGTTGGCCCTCAGCGCCTGCGGCAATTCGTCAACTGTTGTCGGCAACAATGCGGATGAGATTCGCCTGTATCGCGATCAGCGAGACAACGCGCAGAGGTTCCGTGAAGCGGTTGTCAGCTCAATGAACCAAACGACGGGGCTGATGCTGAAGCTACTGTCCACGCCAGGCTCATTTGCGCAAAGCGACGCCATTGCGCTGCAGGCAGGACTTCAGAATATCCGACTGGCTGGTCAGGCTTCTCAGCTGTTTGGAAAGCCGATGTCGGAACCGCTCGGATGGTGTGCAATGCTCGGCATTTCGGCCGGTCAAGCGATCGAAGAATCGATTCGCACCATCTCGGAACCAGATCGAAAATCGTGGGCAGAAAAGAGCATCAAGGCGTACCAGAACAACATCGCCGATTGCGATCACCAGTTGCAGACTCCGCCCAAGCCGCAGGTCTTTGTTCAAACGTCCAAGGATGCTGGCGCACCGCGTGAAAGTTGCGAACCGGAGTTGCTGAAACAAGCTGAGCAAGGAAAGGCCCTGTGGCGCTGTATGGACAACACGACATCTTGATCCAGGACTGGCATTAACTCTCATTGCCGGTTGGTGAAACATTTCATAAAGCCTGTTTGATCCCCAATCCGTAACCTGAAAGCTCATCAGGTTACGGGTGCCACCTTCGCGAGTGCGCCCGATTTTTGGAGTGCATATCGTGAAGGTGTCCCGCCTCAAAACCCCACGTCTTACCGTTTGGCTGGTCGCCAGCATCGCGCTGGCAATTCTTGCCTACGTCACCCGGCAGTCCGATCCGCTGCTGTCCGTCACGTTCTACAAAGCGCACCTCATGTCGCTCGGCGGCTGGGGCGGCTACTGGCTCGACCGCCTGATTTTCCCGTACGCGCGTCCGCACGAATTCGTCCCGACTACGGATCAACTTGAAGTCGACCCGGCCGGTGCCGAACTGAGCGAATTCGAATGCGAAATCGCGCTCGATCCGCGCGTGCATGCGGAATTGTTCAAAGCAGCTAGTCTGCGCCGCGCGATCATCGTCGCGGCCAGCCTGATCTGCGTGGGCCTCGCAGCATGATCCTCGACGCGATTCTGCGAGCATTGCGCGACGACGTGATCCGAACGCTCCGCGCGCTGGCCCTCTCCGTGGTCGCGATCGCAGTCCTGGTGATCGTTGCGCTGGTGCTTACCCCGTCGGCCCGCGCCCAGGTGCCCGCCGATGCTGCCCGTTATCGGCTCGATCTGCGCCGCCAGGCGCAGATGGTCTGGGGCCTGGAAGCGCCCGTCGCATCGTTCGCCGCGCAGATTCACCAGGAAAGCCGCTGGCGCGCGGACGCAAAGAGCCCGGTGGGCGCGGAAGGTCTGGCGCAATTCATGCCGTCGACTTCGAACTGGATCAGCGGCGTCTACGCGGGCCTGCGTGACAACGAACCGTACAACCCGACCTGGGCAATGCGCGCGCTCGTCACGTACGACAAGCACCTGTACGACCGCGTGAAGGCTGCTAACCAGTGCGAGCGCATGGCGTTCGCGCTGAGCGGCTACAACGGTGGCCTGGGATGGGTCTACAAGCGCCAGAAGCTGTCCAGCTCGCCGCAGTACTGCCTGGGCAAGACGTGCGAAATCAATCCGGGTATCACACCCGGCAACCAGCGCGAAAACGCCGACTATCCACGCCGCATCCTGAAGCAACACGAACCACTCTACGTGCGTGCTGCCTGGGGGCTCGGGAGCTGCACGCCATGATCGACCTTCCGGAACTTGACGTGCGCTACCTGCGCGCGATCGGCGCGGCGGTCGTGCTCGTTCTGATCGTGACGCACGGTGCCGCGTACTTCGTCGGCCGCGCCAACGGCAAGAGCGCGGCGACGCGCGACAACGCCGCAGCTTCACAACGCGCCTACCAGGGCGATATCAAGCGGATCGATCGCGACATCAAACGCGGCCAGGAGGCCGGCAAGCGTGCCGACACGAGCATGAAGCGCGTCGACCGCTATTTCCACCAACTCGAAGAGGATGCCCGCCATGACGCGCCTGCACCTGTTGACGATTGCGTGCTGCCTGATGTCCGCCTGCAGCGCTGGCGTGCCGCCAACGCCGGACCCTTTGCGAGTGCCGCCGCCGCCCAATCTGACGCGGGCGCCGGACGAGCTTCCGCAGCCGATGAGCGGTCGCATGCCCGATCTGGAAGCGAATCACCGTGACACGGCGCGGCTGTACTACGGCCTTGCTGCGCGGTTTTGTGGCGTGCTGATGGCGATCGATGCAATGCCGGCTGGATGCGCGCCGTACCTGTTGATGGATGACAACGAAGATGAATGAACGTGAGTTCGAGCTGGCGCAGCAAATCGAGCAGTTGCAGCGAGATGCGGCAATCGAACTTGCCCGCGCCCAGTGCCAGGGCGCGGGCTCCGAAGAATGTGTCGCATGCGGTGAACCGATCCCCGCCGCGCGACGCGCATGCGTGCCGTACGCGACACGCTGCACCGAATGCCAGGGACGGTTTGAGCAACGGAATACGGGGTATCCGCGATGACTGGTAATGATCTGAACGACAAGCTGCTGCTGGCGCTGGGCAACATTCAGGGTGAGCTGCGTGGTATCCGCGAAATGGTGCAGAACGGCCATCAGGCGACCAACCAGCGTATCGATGACCTGAAACAGACCGTGTCCGATCGCATCGACGCTGTGGAAGACCGCGTGAAGACGCTGGAGGGCGACCACGGCAAGCTGATGGCGAAGACGGCCGGCCTTGGCGGTGTTGCAGGCGGTGCTATGACGGCGCTGGTCGAAGTCGTGCGCTACTTCGCGACGAAGGGCTGACGCATGGCGCACGACCATAAGGTCCGCAACCAGCTGCGTGCGAAGTACCTGCAGGGCATGCCGCTGACGACGGCCGCCGAAGTCTGCAAGGTCTCGTACCAGACCGCGCGCAACTGGAAGCGATCCGCGAAGGAAGCCGGCGACGATTGGGATATCGCGCGCTCGGCTCAGCGCATGTCACGCGGCAGCATCGACAACATGACCGGCCAGATTGTCGAGGAAATGTCGGTGCAGTTTCTTGCGACGCTCGAAGAGCTGAAGAACAACCAGAAGCTGCAGCCGGTCCAGAAGGCCGACATCCTCGCGCGCCTGTCGGACAGCTTCATCAAGACCGTGAATGCGGCCGGCCGCTCCAATCCGAAGCTGGCCACGCTGTCGATCTGCATGGACGTGCTGCGCGACTTCGCGTCGTTCGTTCAGGTGAAGTACCCGAAAGAGCACGCGCGCTTCATCGCGTACCTGGAAGAGTTCGGCCAGGAAGTCGCCAAGAAATACTCCTGACCCACGATGGCAAAAAAGACCAACGCCGCCGAACAGTTCCTGAAGGAGCTGATGGCATTCACCGACGACCAGCGCAGGCTCATCGAAGCCGCATGCGATGGTTTTTCGGTAGACGAAGACGCGCGCCTGGAACGACGCATGCGTGTGTTTTCGGGCGACTATCGTTTCTTCTTTCAAACGTACTTCCCGCACTACAGCAACGCGGTCGAATCGTCCGTGTTCCATGATTGGTGCTTCGACAATCTGCCCGCGCGGATCGCCGCGAAACAAGGCAAGCTCATCAACCTATCCGCGCCGCGCGGCGAGGCGAAATCAACGCTGGTTACGCAGGTTTTCACGCTGCTTTGCATCGTTCGTCAATCGAAGAAATTCATCCCAATCGTGATGGACAGCGGCGACCAGGCGCAGATGATGCTGGAAGCCATCAAGGTCGAGCTGACCGACAATCCGCGGCTGGCGATGGACTTTCCGGAGCACGTCGGCAAGGGGCGCGTGTGGAACGTCGGCGTCGCGCTCACGGCAACCGACATCAAGCTGCAGGCGTTCGGTTCGGGCAAGCGCATGCGCGGGATTCGGCATGGTCCGTTCCGGCCCGATCTGGTGCTGCTGGATGACATCGAGAACGACGAGAACGTGCAGCAGAAAACGCAGCGCGACAAGCTCGAACGATGGGTCAAAAAGGTCGTAATGCCGCTCGGACCGCCTGACGGTTCGATGGACATCATCTATCTCAACACCATCCTGCATTACGACGGCGTGGCGAACCGCGTGCATCGTAGCCCGCTATGGGAGTCGCACAAATTCCGCGCGATCATCGAGTGGCCGAAGCGCACGGATCTGTGGGAGAAGTGGGAAGAGGTCTTTCTCAACGAAGGCGAAGAAGCGGCCGACGATTTCTATACGCAGCGCAAGGCTGAAATGGACGACGGCGCGGTCGTGTCCTGGCCGGCCATGCGTCCGCTGCTGCGCCTGATGAAGATTCGTGCGAACGATCACCACGCGTTCGACTGCGAGTATCAAAACGATCCCACGAACAGCGAGAACGCACCGTTCCAGAAGCTGGTGTACTGGGTGCACCCGTCGGACGCGTGGATTTTCTTCGGCGCACACGATCCGTCGATGGGCAAGCACAACAAGGGCCGTGATCCGTGCGCGTGCCTGGTCGGCGGGCTCAATCGCAAGACCGGTGTGCTGGATGTGGTCGAAGCGAAGATCGCCCGCATGGTGCCGAACCTCCAGATCGAAACGATTATCGCGTTCCAGAAGGAATACGGCTGTCTGGTGTGGGGCATCGAAATCATTCAGTTTCAGGAGTTTTTCAAGGATGTTCTGGTCGAGCGCTCGCAAAAATTGATGATCCCGGTTCCCGCGCGGGGCATCCGCTCCAGCGACGACAAAGACCTGCGGATTCTGTCTCTCCAGCCCCACTGCGCGAACGGCACGGTGCGTCTTCACAAGAGCCAGACAGTGCTCATCGAGCAGCTGACTCACTATCCGGAAGCCGATCACGACGATGGCCCGGATGCGCTGCAGATGCTGTACATGCTGGCCTATTCGGGCCTCGGCTCGGTTATTCCCCGGATCAAGTCCGGCAAGCGAAAGGTGTCCGTTTATGGGTCTTGATATCAAACGAATGGTGCGGTCAGTGCGCGGCGTGCTGGGCCGGCAAGCGGCAGCGTCCGATACCGATCCGTACTTCTTCGGCAAGCTGCACATGCTGCCGAATCCCGATCCAGTGCTGCGCGCGATGGGCGTCGCAGACACGGTGTATGCGTCGATTTTGGCTGATGCGCACGTCATCGGCGAGGTCCGCTCAATTCGTGGCGAGTTTCGCGGCATGGATTACCGCGTCGTGACGTGGGCCGAAGACGATCCGAAGGCGATGCTGGCCCGCGACCTGTGCGAACGCTGGATGCAGCGCTTCCGGCCGAACAGTACGGCCGACTGGCTGGAAGTCATGTGGCAAATGCTCAGCGCGATTTTCACCGGCTATCGCGTCCATGAACTGGTGTGGGATGCCTGGGAAGGATTCCTGGTGCCGGTCAACGTGATCGACCGGCCGAATCGCCGGTTTGGCTTTGATGTCGACGCGCAATTGATGCTTAAATCGCGCGCCGAGCCGATGGGCGTGGTGGTCGATGAACCGTATCGCTTCATCGTTTCGCGCCACATGGCCACGATGTCGAATCCGTACGGCTCGGCGTTGCTGTCCGGCTGTTTCTGGCCGTGGACATTCAAGACGGGCGGCTGGACGTTGCTGTCCGGCTGTTTCTGGCCGTGGACATTCAAGACGGGCGGCTGGAAGTACTTCGTGAAATTCTGCGAGCGGCATGGGTTGCCGTGGCCGGTCGCGCGGTATGGACTCGGTGCATCTGAAGCTGAGCAGGACGATCTCGCGCGAGCGATCGAAGAGATGATCGACAGCGGCTATGCCGTCGTGCCTGAAGGCTCCAGCGTCGAGCTGCTGGTTGCGAACACGTCAGGCTCGATGCTGCCCCAGGAATCGCTCATCAACGCGGCCAACCGCGAGATGTCGAAGTGCCTCACCGGCCAGGCCATGATCGCCGAGCTGCAGAACGTCGGCGCGCGCGCAGCGACGGAAACAGCGATGAAGCGCCAGAGCGACATCAACGATTCCGATCGCGATATTGCGTCGGCGTCGATGTCGCAGATTTTCCGCTGGATTACCACGTTCAACTTCGGCGAAGACGTGCCGTCGCCCGAACTCGAATTCTTCCAGATCAACGCGGCCGGGAAAGACCGCGCAGAAACGTACCAGATCGCGGCCAACATGGGCGCACGACCGTCGCGCAAGGCAATGCTGGAAGAGCTGAACATTCCGCAGGCCACTGACGACGCCGACGCGCTGCTGCCGGCGACGACACAAGCGCCGGCCGCCGAGTTTGCAGCTGCCGACGACGCCGTACTTATCGAATCGGCGCGCGCTGAAGATTCGCGCGTGCGATCTGCAGCGGACGCTGCCGACGCGGCGCTGGAAGCGTCCGTTATCGAGCCGATCGCGCGGATGCTCGAACAGGCCGAGCGTGACGGGCGCTCACTGGCGGATATCCAGACCGAGCTGACGCGGTTGGTCGGCAACATCGACAACACCGAGTTAATCGGCGTCATGCGGCAAGCGCTTGAATGGTCGTTCGCGCAGGGCTACGTCGACCAGGACACGGAAACGGCCGATTGAACGCCGTTTAAACACGCTTTAAAGGGCTTTCAAAGGAGCTAAAAATGTCGAATCTCACGGCTGATCAACTGGCTTTGCGTGATCAGATCACGGCACTCTCTGCAGCGGTGCACGCTCCCGGCAGGTCGTCGATGCAGCTTGCGGCGGACATCATGGTATTCGGCGCAAGCGTGCAGCGTGCAATCGACACCGATATGCCGATCGCCGACGAATTGCTGCTGGCGCTGGATGATGGTCTTCGGCAAATTGCCCTTTCGGGCATTCCGATGGTGCTGCTCAGCACGCTGCAGCAGGAAGGCGCGTAAATGTCTGTTCAACCGTTCGGCGTGAAGGCCGAAAACGCGATCGCGAACCTGCGCAGCAAGGTGCCGGTGGAAACCGAGCGCTGGAACGACATGCTGGGGCCGATGCATGCCACGCAGTTCACGATCGCGGGGGCACCGCTCGACGTGGTGAAGGATATCCAGGACGCGCTGGTGCGTGCGCGTGAGATGGGCGCCACGTTGACCCAGTTCCGGAAGGACTTCGATGCGATCGTCGAGCGCTCGGGCTGGTCATATCGCGGTAAGCGCGGCTGGCGTACGGAGTTGATTTACCGGACGAACATGCATTCCGCCTATATGGCCGGCCGCTGGCAGCAGATCGTCGCAAACGCCGATCGGCGTCCGTATCTGGAGTACCGTGCGGTGCTCGACAATCGCACCCGGCCGCAGCACCGTGCGTGGAACGGCACGCTGCTGCCGGTGACGGCCGGATTCTGGCGGACACATTACCCGCCGTGCGGATGGGGGTGCCGGTGCACAACACGCTCATATTCCGAAGCAGAGATGAAGGCGGCCGGCAAGCAGGTGTCGGACGATCCCGACGTGCGTTATCGTCTGGTCACGAACGCGGACGGCGAAGTGACCGACCGCGTGCCGGTCGGCATTGATCCCGGCTGGGACCACAACGTCGGCCAGTCGTGGCTCGCTCCCGACATGGCGCTGGGCCAGAAGCTGGCCAGCTTGCCCATCGACATGCAGAACAACGCGATCTTGAATTCGGTGGGGCTGGAGTATCGCGATGCGATGGCGCAGCGCTGGCGCGGTTGGCTCGACAAGCCGGTGACGCCGCTACAACCGGCTGAACCCGCCGTCGTTGGATTCATGGAAGCCGAACTGCCTGCCGTCATCGCCCAGGAGTTTCCGACGTATGCAACTGAGTCCTTGGTCGTGGTTGCGCAGGCTGCTACCGAAGAAGCCATCGCGGCGACCGGTGACATGGCGGCGCTGGCGAGCTGGCCTCGTCCGTGGCTCGACCGGTTGCCGGCGCTGTTGTGGGATTACAAGGCGGTTCTGGTCGATACGGCGGACACGGGCGCGACGCCGCTGGTCATCCTGGTGCCGGAAGGCAAAATCGGCGGCAAGGTGCCTGTGATTCGACTGCGGCTCGACCAGGTGTCGAACGGTAGCCAGAGCGGTACGGGTATCGAGGTGGGGACGATGGACGCCGCTGACGTGGCGTCGGCGAGATATCGGGTCGTCAGCGGGACGCTTTGA